AATTGCCCCTGAGTTTTTAAAAATAACGAAATAGCATGAATAAACGCCCGGAAAGACGGGCATACGGGCGCAAGCACAGGACGTGCTTTAGAGTGGAGTAATTGCGCAATATCTCCATGAACTTGCTTCATTAAATTAGCTAATATATGTGGCAAGTAAAACCGTGATGGTTGGGTGGGTTCGATTCCCACTGCGTCCACAAATAATCTCAAAAATAAAGAATATGGAAACAAAAAAAGTAACTCAAGTCGTTTACATCGCTAATGATGGAAAAGAGTTTCTTACAGAAGAAGAATGCAAGAAGCATGAAGCGTTTGTGAAAGAGGTTTTGTGTAATATTTCCTATTTCTGTATCCGTTGCAGACCTGATTTAACTGAAACTGGATACTATATGCATAGAATATATGCAGCAGTCCTTTCTAAAAATGGATTGTTCAGTAAGGAAATCGCATTTCAATGGGCTTTGAAGAAGTTTGGTACTTACTTAGGGGAAAGCGTAATGGGATATGGTTTCCAACCCAATTTTAATGTAAGTGAAGTTTCTAAAGAAGAATATGAAGAATGTCCTGCTACTGTATGGGGAGGCACTCCATTAAAAAGTGAAAAGATATTTTTAAGTCCTCAACGAGTAGATGGATTTCCAAAGAATATTGATTACATAAAAGAATGGGGATTCAAATAATGCCGTATTACATCAAGAAACCAAAAAAGAAGAAAGAAAAGCCTTTGCCGTTATTTGACAAGGCAGGTATCAAGATTAAGAAGAAGCCGGATTTAGTGGCCAAACTCGACAAAGTTTTCAGCCGCTATATCCGGCTTCGTGATTGTATGCCGAACGGGTATTTCCGCTGTATCTCATGCGGCCAGATAAAGCCATACGAACAGGCAGATTGCGGACACTTCCATTCGCGCCGCCACATGGCCACACGCTTTGACGAGGATAACGCCCATGCCGAGTGCCGGGCGTGCAACCGATTCAGTGCCGACCATCTGATACAATATGAAAAGAACCTGAAAGCTAAAATCGGCCAGCTACGATTCGACAAGCTGGCATGGAGAGCAAGCCAGGCGAAGAAATGGACTGATTTTGAATTAATAGAACTCACCAAGTATTACAAGGCTTTGGGAGACAAACTGAGTAAGGAGAAAGGATTATGAGTTATGTTTTACGGGATTATCAGCAGAAGGCCAGTAATGCAGCGGTCAGCTTCTTTGCTAACAAAGCCAAGAAGAACAATGCCATCATGGTGCTGCCGACTGGGGCAGGGAAGAGTCTGGTAATAGCCGATATTGCTAGCCGCCTTGAAGGGCATACGCTGGTATTTCAACCTAGCAAGGAAATACTCGAACAGAACTATCTGAAGCTCTGTTCGTATGGTATTCTGGACTGTTCCATATATTCCGCATCATTTGGGCGGAAAGAGATTTCAAGAATAACATTCGCTACGATTGGTAGTGTTGTCAATCATCCTGAGCTTTTTCAGCATTTCAAGAATATAATTATAGATGAATGCCATCTGGTTAACCCGAAAGAAGGAATGTATAAATCATTTCTTTCTATGCTGAAGTGCAAGGTGCTTGGATTGACGGCTACACCTTACCGTCTTTCATCAAGCAGGGATTTTGGCAGTATGTTGAAGTTTATCACCCGGACCCGGCCTTGTGTATTCTCTGAGGTCATTTATCAGGTTCAAATTTCCACCCTTTTGGATATGGGTTATCTGTCAAAACTGAATTATTATGAAATGAACCCTTTAGGATGGAATGAACTTAATCTGAAGGTGAACACGACCGGAGCCGACTACACAGACAAGTCTGTCGTAAAGGAGTATGAGCGTATCGATTTTTACGGGTTTCTGGTCAGCATTGTGCAAAGACTAATGAACCCTAAAAGCGGGATAAAACGAAAAGGTATATTGGTCTTCACGAGGTTTTTGAAAGAAGCTGAACGCCTTACCTGGTCTATTCCCGGAGCGGCCATCGTTTCAGGAGAAACCCCAAAGAAAGAGCGCGAGAGTATTCTTGAGGCATTCAAGGCCGGAGAAATTCCGGTCGTGGCCAATGTCGGCGTACTTACTACCGGATTTGATTACCCAGAACTGGATACGATTGTCATGGCACGTCCTACGATGTCTTTGGCACTGTGGTATCAAATAGTCGGTCGTGCTATCCGTCCGCACCCGAGTAAAGAGGCCGGATGGATCGTTGACCTTTGTGGAAACAAAAAACGATTTGGAGAAGTGAAGGATCTTCGCCTTGTTGATAGTGGAAATGGTAAATGGGCAGTGTACTCTAATAACAGGCAGTTGACTAACGTAAGATTCTAAAACTATGGAAGAAGGATTTTTGAGACTAAGCCGCAGGTTTTTCTCGAATGAAATGTGGAAAGTTGCCCGTGAGTTTTCGGAATGCGAAGCGTGGCTTGACTTGATTCAGTCAGCACGATTTGATGCAACCGACGAGGCGTATAGCGAACTCATCGGAGGTCGAGAAATCTCTTATACAAGAGGTCAATATCCGGCATCCATATCATTTTTGATGAAGCGTTGGAAATGGTCTGAAAAGAAAGTCAGATATTTTCTTTCCAAATTGAAAAAGAAGGGGATGATTACAACTTGCAACCAACAGGGTATGACTGTCATAACCTTATGCAATTATGATGACTACAATCCTATCAAGGACAAGCCAAAGGACAATGGTAAGGGCATAGATAATGATAAAGAGATCAATGACTTAAAGGTGTCTATGGGCGAACTAAGGGCAGAGCTAAGGGCAATGTCACAAAAAATGGATGATAAGATTGAAGATTTGGGGCAAGGTAGGGGCAATAAGAAAAAGAAAGATAAAGAAATTATTAATAATATTATTCCCCCCACACCCCCCAAGGGGGAGGGACTTAACATAAAAGCCCGTTCTCTTTTTGAAACCCATTATAGACAGTTGTTTGGAAGTGATTATTACTGGACGGCCAAAGATGCAGGGGCAATGTCCCAGTTACTTCAGAAGCTGAAGTTCCAGCGGGAGCAAAAGCAGATGGACGTAGCTGAGGATTCAATTCTGTATGCTCTTCAGTATCTGCTATCGTCCATAAAAGAGGGGTGGATATTCGAGAATTTCAGTGTGACGAACATCAATTCCAAGTTTAACGAGATAGTTTCCCAAGCCAAGAAAAAGGCTTATTCCAAAACAGATATAGGCGTAGTCCTGAAAGATAATTCTACTGAAAAATACAAAGACAAAGGATGGTAACATGGAACAGATAGATTTCAGACAAACAATCGAAAGGCTGAAGGATACGGGGTTTTCACCTGTACCGAATACGGTAGAAATTTCTATTCCGGATGCAAAGAATGTTTTAAGGGCTGGTATTAAATACTTCACGGGGGAGAATGCCAGATGGCTTCCGGAGTATGAAGAGGTTGCAAACTGGCTGGCCGGCAATGGAGGTCGTGGGCTGTTGTGCTTCGGCAATTGCGGAAGAGGAAAGACCCTTATTTGCGGAAGGATTGTTCCTCTGATCCTGAATCATTATTGCCGGAAGGTGGTAAGCTGCTACGATGCACAGCAGATGAACGCTGATCTAGACGCTGTGAAGCAGAAGCATATCATCTACGTCGACGATATAGGAACGGAGAATTTAAGTGTGAAATACGGCGAAAGAAGGCTTGCTTTTGCAGAGTTGGCAGACGAGGCTGAGAAGAAAGGGAAACTTCTTATCCTGACTACTAACCTGTCGATTGATGAGTTGAGAGAAAAGTACGGTGAGAGAACCATCGACCGTTTGAAAGCTATAACCAGAACCGTATTGTTCAGCGGTGAAAGCCTACGAAAATGAAAATCACAATCTATTGGGTAACGCGGGATTGGGAGTTAATCCGGAAACTGCGTGATAAATACAAAATACCCCAATATACAACAGTCAATGGGTTAACCGAGGCAGAAGTAAACGAAGAAACCCTTAACAATCTTCGCAAAGGTGAACCAAAGTATCTAATCATAAGAAAAATAGAACAATCTGATAAATCTGTGGAATATGCAAAAAGAAATGCTATTGAGAAAGTTGGATATACTGAAGAAGTCCTACAAGGAAGTGAGGAAGAAGGGAAACAGCCCGGAGGCTAAGGCTATCCACGTCGAGATTGAGCAACTAGTTAAGGATATAGAAGAAGCCGAAACAGAGGAACTCATACAGAAGGCAAAAGAAGCAGGAATACTTCCGAGGCTGGAACGCATAATAAGCATGATTCAACTTCTTTCCTGCGAGGCTAACGACCTGTTATCTGAAGCAGAGGACAATTTTAAGAAAGCCGGGCTGATGACTGACAAGATAGTGTATATGCAGAGGGAGTATTACAAGGCAGCCAATGTCTACTTCAAGGAATTTGCAGAGATAATCAAGAAAACTAACACTGGTAATGATATGTTTAGCGACCTTGAAAATTTCGACAATATGATACGCATTTGGGCCGATTTGAAGGAAAGGCCGAAACCGAAATCCCTCATGGGAGGTTGCAAGGCTGCGGCAGGCAAGGCGAACGGACTTAGCCAGATGTGCCAAAAATGCCCTTTGACCTATAATCCTGAAACACTTATCTGTCGGGCTTGTGATAAGTCTTTTAAAGAAGGGTTTCAGAAGGGTGCTAAATGGCTTGAGAGGAAAAGAATTGATAGAATAATGAACAAAGACTAGGAGGTGTAGATATGAAAGAATCGCAGGACCCAATGATACCACGTAAAAATGGAGCTGGATAGGAATCCATCCGGAACAGAATTGAAAATATCCCAGCAAAAAGAACTGGAGAAAACAGGCAGATATGTAGCTATCCCCGGTGATAAAACACGTACTATGATTTTCATTAAGGATGGTGAAAACGCAGAAAAGAAAATAACTGCATTTCTGGAAAAAATTAATAAACGGCCTCTAAGATGGAATTAAAATAATATTGTTATGTCAAGTTCAACTTTTGAAACAACAATCCAGACGTATCTGGAAAACCGCGCAAAGACTGATTCGCTCTTTGCCGAGACCTACAAGAAAGCAAACAAGAGTATCAAGGAATGTTGTAATTACATTTACTCCCAGGCACGGAAATTGGCCAAAGGTTCCAACTCGGTTGGTATCGATGATGCGACAGTCTACGGGTGGGCTGTCCACTACTACGATGAGGATGACATCAAGGTCGATGGAGTAGAGAGCCGTGTAGAAGTGGCAACACCGGAGCCTGCTTCGGTAGAGCAACCGAAACCGCAGCCTAAGCCGGTCCAGAAACGCAGGAGAGGGGAGGATAATAGTCTGCAACTTTCATTATTTGGGGAATTATGAAACCAAGAACAAAACGTGAAAAGCTGGTGGTTGAACTCAGCAGTAAGCTGCCAGCAATAACAGAAACCCAGATAAGATGGGGAAAGAAGCATTGTTTTCCACATAATGCTTACCGCTGTAAGGATGAAATGTGGTGCAGTGAATGTGGAAAGATGTGGGTTGATGTAACTGGTCAGAAGGAAGGGTACATACGGTGTCCTTACTGCGGAGAAAAGTTGGAAGTGAAGGTTAGCCGTAAGACAAAGGACAATTCAATAAGCTATCTGACAGTCGTTACTACATCAGGAGATTTTCAGGTGCTCCGTCACTTCTACACAGCCAAGTATGCAAGGAAAGAACGTGACACACATTATTTCATCGATGAGGTATGCCAACAGTGGATAACTGCAGACAGAAAAGAAACGGTTATGGCCAAGGCTATGAATATGGGATACAGAGGTTGGATTCACACTACAGACATGAGCATCAAACAGGACGGAAATATATACTGTTCACATTCGTATGACATAGATGGTTATGTATATCCGAAAGTAAAGCTGCTGCCTATACTCCACAGGAACGGTCTTCGTACTTCGTTCCATGGCGTTACTCCGGCCAGACTGATACGTGCGATTCTTGGGGAAAGCAAGTATGCGGAAATGTTGATGAAGACAAAACAATATAGTATGTTGGATTTCTATATGCATCGAGGTGGGCTTTCCCATCCGTGGGCAGTGAATATCTGTAACCGCAACGGGTATATCATTAAGGACGGATCGATGTATGACGATTACCTTCATTTGCTTGATTATTTCCACCTTGACACACATAATGCTCACTATGTATGCCCAAAGAACCTGAAGAAAGAGCATGACAAACTGGTTGAGAAAAAGAGAAAGATAGAAGCGAAGATTCGGGCCGAGGAGGAACGGAAGAGACGGATTGAACGCATGTCCAGAATGAAACAGGATATCCTCTCTTTCATCCAAAGAATCCAGCCATTCCTGGGAATAGAAATCAAGGATGAGGATATTGTTATCCGTCCATTGGAAAGTGTTACCCAGTTCTATCAGGAAGGAAAGGCTATGCACCATTGCGTATATCAAAATGAATATTACAAGCGTAAGGATTGCCTTATTCTCACAGCGCAAAAGAATGGGAAACGTCTTGAAACGGTAGAGGTCTCTTTAAAGACCTTCAAGATCGTACAGAGCAGGGCGGTCTGTAACAAGACCAGCGATTACCATGATCATATTATCAAATTGGTAAACCGTAACATGGGGCTGATAAGGAGGGCTGCATCATGAAGGTTTGTGTCGAGTGTGGCCGGAACCTTCCGGAAAGCAAGTTCCGGGCCTATGAAACAAAATCCGGCATTCATTACACCAATAGATGCCGGTTATGTGAGAGCAGACACACGTCTGAAAGAAGAAAACAGGACAGGCTTCATGGACGGCTGGCCAGATACACTAACGAGCAGCTGGTAGCCGAACTCAGGAAACGCGGAGCTTACATCATGTATGGGAAGGACTTTGATTGTGTAACAACGATTTGATATGGGAAAGCAAGAAAGCATGGGAGATTGGTTCCAGATGGCTAAGGATTATGCCAAAGCAGAAAAGGAACTGAAAATCGAGAATTGGGTGCAAATCAGCATCTGCTACGGTCACGGTCATCAATCTGTCACCCTATACACCTACGACCTTCCGCGTGAAGTGTACGAAAGGAGGATGTGGGTAATCAGGTGGAGGGTGGCCAGATTGCAATGCCAGCATCCAAGGAATGATGTGTACACTTCTTTTTACTACTACGACAAGCGTTCTGGAGAGTCGCTTGAAGTGAGTTCCTGCCTTTCAAAGCTGGTTTCAGCAAAAGCCCAGATAACAAAAGTAGAACGTAGGATGAATGAGTACATCGAGCACAACCGTCAGAACAACATGTTCTTTGATGATAATACGGACGAAGAGCTGGTTAAGTTCCGGGAGAAACTGGAACGCAAGAAACTCGAATGTGCTGAGTGTGAAAAGAGACTTGAGCAACTTGTAGAAAAAAGGAGAAATAATCAATGAAAACGAAATTGTATTACTTGTTCCTGATAGTCATATGGTGACTGCTGGGAATAGGCAGGAAGGAGATAAAATAATTATGAAAGTAATAAAAGATGAAGTTTTTCAAGTGAATCAGAATAATCTGGGCTTGCATCACGGCGGAGGTGTAGAAAAAGATCTTCAAGAGAATCCCAATTCTCCATGTCTCCAAAATGAAAAATTATCTTCCAAAGATGTGGATTCTGAAGGAATAATGGAAACATTCTTACAGCAATTGCATTATAAAGGTCTCTGTGATAAATTGGTTCTTTTAGACGGTTATCCCAGGATTGAAGAAATTTCGAATGAAGAGTTTGCTCATATAAAAGAGAGTGCTCTTTTTGTAAGTCATTTAGATAATCCTGGAAAGAATGGACAAAATGGCGTTTGAGTGGTTCGGGACTATATTTCCATACTTCAGACATCATTTTTAAATTATACATAGAAGCCAGTTCACAAATAGTTTCTTCAAACCATTTGAGTCCTTTTAAATCTCCAGACATCTTTCCATTAATTAGATGGTGACAGTATTCGTGCGAAAATTGATATAACCATTTACACCAATAGTTTTCTTTAACATAAAGGAAAATATAATGACCGTTACATGAATCGCAGCACATAGGATTTGCTTTAAAATGGTTATATGAGATAGTACAATGCGATGATGAGAATGGTTTAACTCCCATTGAATTTGAAAAGATAATATCTACAGTTTTCAAAAGAGAAAACACTATTTCTTTGTCGTAATTTCCAAATAACTCATCATCAATAAATGACATGTTTGGTGCAATTTGATATTTTAATGGCATCTTGATAAAGTTTAAAGTTTGACAGAACAAAAATATGAACAAAAAGGGGCATATCCAATACTCATAATGATAAGTTTAGAATTTGACACTTTACTCTTTTTCATTCGGATATGTCCCTTATTTTAAAATGAAATTTATGAAAGCAATATCCATCAAACAGCCGTGGGCTAGCTTAATCGCCCATGGTATTAAAGACATCGAGAACCGGACATGGAAGTGCCCTCAGAAGTACATCGGACAGAGGGTACTGATTCATGCTTCATCGAGTAAGCAAGTATTTAGCTATAGCCTATTCCAATATGATATAATCAGGCGGCAATCACAATCTTTGATTTATAACTGTATATATGACGGATTCCCCAAAGGAGCCATCATCGGTAGCGTGGTTATTGCCGATTGCGTACAGAACCATCCATCCGTCTGGGCTGAGAAAGGTTGCTGGAACTGGGTACTGAAAGATGCGGTACTATTTGATAAGCCGATTATGAATGTGAAAGGGAAACTTGGTTTTTGGGAGTATAATATAGAAGAAACAAAATGAATCTAAATAAATTGAGAGATAAAGCCTACCAGTGCGCCGTAGCCCACGGATGGCATGACGAGAACCAGAGTGACGAACATTTCCTTTGTCTGGTCATATCCGAACTTATGGAAGCGGTGGAGGCAGACCGGAAAGGAATGCACGCTAACCGGGCTAATTTTGAATATTACATGAAACAAAGGAAACGTGATGATGGGGAATTTATGTACGCTTTCAAGCATGGAATCAAAGACAGCGTGGAGGATGAACTTTCCGATGCCTGCATCCGTCTGCTGGATTTGGCCGGATTGAGAGGATATGATTTTGATAGCTTCGACTACGAAGGAAGCGATACGGAAGACTATTCCGATATGAGCTTCACGGAGTCCATGTTTAGAATCTGTGTTTATGTCACCGACAACTTCTACCGGGATGAACCATTTATCCTTCTAAATGAGATATTCGCTTTCTGTCTGGACAGAAATATCGACATCTTCTGGCACATCGAGCAGAAGATGAAATATAATGAACTACGTCCGTATAAGCACGGAGATAAAAGCTACTGACCATGAGACACGCATTCTACGCCTTAATCATCATACAAGCCCTGTACGAGCTTGTGAAGCTGCTCAAATGTAAATCCTTGTATCGCCATGCAAAAGTCTTTCAGAAGCTGGATAAGACATCAAAAAGATGGTATCTGATGGCGCATCCGTGGCTTCATGTTGCATTCTTCATGGATACCATCGGACTTTTATTACTGGGGATGGGATTGTTTTCAAGCCAGTGGGTGTGTTTCCTTATTGTCCTGGCCATGAGTTTCAGTCAGATCCAAAAGCTGGGAGCATGGGCGGTGTTCCTGGACAGTCTGGTAACGGTCATCATCTACACTTTCGCTATCCTGAACACATATCACTTGATATAATGAAAAAAGGGAGCCAGCCCACACGATTAGAAGCCAACTCCCACACAAGATTATGATGCAAATATACTAATTCCTTCTAAAACAATCGTGTTATGACAAAAGAATTTTCATCAATAATGGAGCTAAAGGCTATTCGTGAACAGAAATCTAGATTATCAGAACGTGAACAGGAGCTTTCATCGCCGGTACTGACCGATTTGTCCCTCATCCCGGAGATTTATGGCTGGTTCAAGGATATTTTAGCCGGGATGGACTGTCCTCCCAATCCGGAGAGCGTCACCCAGCGGAAGAAGTTCCTCTTCATCGTTCTTTTTCTCTTTGCGCCCAGCGTGCTGGCTGGAGGACGGCTACCGAACGGTATCCGAGCAGAAATTTCCGGTGTGTTCCCGGATGTCTCACCGTGTGTAATATCGAACAATATTGCCGATGTTTCCTTTATCTACCAGCAGTATAAGGATTTCAGGCAGGATATAGAGTATCTTTACAATCAGATTTTAGAAAGGTTGAAAGTCAAAGAACTGATCAAGTAACAGAATGTTTTTAATGGGGATAAAGTCCCTTTGTTTGAATTTTTATGTTTAACAAATTTAAATTTTAAAGCCGAGTCAGAGGAAGAACAAAATCAGGTTGGGAAATAGCCTAACAAGCTAACAGATTAGCTCAACAGCGTTATGGAAGTAACTTTGACAGCCCTAACAACCTTGTAAATAGGATAGCAGGCAAGTATCTTGGAAACTTCAATAGGAACGGAACCAGTTGGAATACACAAGTCTCAAAACGTACCTATATGGGGCTCAATGGCGGATAATTTAAGGCCGGAAATCCCGCCTTATTTATTTTCTATGTATTTCTATTATTTTGCCTAAATGAAAAGCTATTTGCCAAAAAGCGTATAAGTTGCCTCGTATCATATTAGGTATAAACCTAAAACCATCAACCTCAACTATAGCAGTATCACGTTCTTTTGCATAACCAACAGCGATATACAAGTATTTATAAGGCTTAGGTACAAAAGGGAAGTTCCCATTGTTATAATCGTCAATGAAATATTCTTTATCTGACTGAGTTACATCAGGATTAAGAACATATTTCCCATTCTTGTCTTTTAAAAGATAGCGATTAGCGGTAATACCCTCTTTGATTTCTCTATATTCTTCCTTCTTTGTACCTGCTATTATTTGGTCAAAATAAACCTGTTTTATAGGTAAATAAAGTGTATTTTCTTTAGTAGGCGTTTCCATGATTATTCTATTTTTAGGTTTATTTCTTTTCCACAATGAGGACAAGTCAAAGATATACCATCCTTTTTGTGATGTATTTCTTCTGGATTAGCAAATAGCTGCCATGTTTCAACACCTAAAACAGATGCAAATTTTTTAATAGTTTCTAATGTTGGATTTTTCATTAATCCATTAAGATTTTGTTTTTTGATACCTAATAAATCAGAGAAAGCCGTTTTGGTTAACCCTTTTTCTTTTAGTAATGCTTCAATATTATCCATATCTATAAAATTTAATGCTACAAAATTACTTATTCTTATATATGTAATGTTATTCATATTACTAAATAATGTTAAGATAAAGATAAAACATTACTTTTTATTTGTGTGGTAATGTTTTAAGCATTACATTTGCAACGTCAAACAATAAGTAATAACAATTTAAACACATACGATTATGAAGACAACAGAAAAAAGAAACTGGTTTGTATACGTCGAAGAAATCATTGGCACGAAAAGAACATTGATAGCATCTGGATTGACACAATTAGAAGCGCAAGAACTGCATGAAGAATACAGCAGAAATTGTGAAAGAAATAGCCCTAACGAATATGCAAGTTACGATTATACAGGATCTGATGCAGGTTCATTCATAGCAAAAAAGTTAGGTATAATTTAAGATTTTTGAGCAGGGCGAAAGCCCTGCATCTTAAACGAACTAATACGAAACAATAACAATAAAAACACACGATTATGAAGACATTAAGAGAACAGGTAGACGAAATCAAGAACATGAAAGGTTCTAAGGCTGCAAAGAAAGCTGCATTTGTGAAGTTGGGTTTGAGAAAGTACGAAGTTGAGCTTCTTATGGCTGACCTGCCTAAACAAGTTAGAGAGGTACACAAGTTTACTTTTGGGGTCGAGATTGAATGCTTGGTAGCTGCAAACATGATGAGAGAATGTGCAACAAGAAACGAAATGCCTTTTCAATATGAGGGTTATAATCACGTTGACAACAACCACTATTACAAGTTTGTTTCTGACTCTTCTATCAGAGGTGAAAACCCTATCGAATGTGTTTCACCGGTTCTTACTGGTAAGGCGGGTATGAAAAGTCTAGAAACCTGCTGCAAAGCTTTAAATGAAGCAAATGCACAGGTAAATATATCTACAGGTTTGCATGTGCATATCGGGGCTGCAAATCTTTCTGATGAAGCCTACATTAATGTATTCGAAAACTATCAGAAGTTAGAGAGAGTGATTGATACCTTCATGGCACGATCAAGACGAGCTAACAACAGCCAGTGGTGTAGAACCCTTCAAGGCAAGAACTTTGATGTATGTATGACAAAGCATGATGTTTTTAGCGTCATGAATGGTAATAGATACTATAAAGTGAATGCTTGTTCTTACGCTCGACATCAGACAATAGAATTTAGGCAACATCAAGGTTCTACTGATTTCGAAAAGATTTCTAACTGGGTGAACTTCTGCGCTAAACTGGTAGCATGGTCTAAAAAGAACGTACTGAGTTCAGAGGTTAATTCAATTGACGAGATACCTTTCTTGACAACGAGAGAAAAGTCATTCTTTAAATCACGTGCTGAGGTTCTTGCATGAGCCTCGCACGATTAAAATCAAAGAATATGTGCTGTATTATTTATAAGCCAAAAGGTGTTCAGATGCCAACTCTGGATACCTTAAATAAAGTTCAGAGAATCAATCATCATGGTTATGGCTTCGTTTCTTCAAAGCATAGATATAAGGCGATGGACTATCAGAAGTTTTTAACTCATCTTTCAAAGGTTGAAATTGAAGAAGAATGCATCATTCACATGAGGTGGGCAACACATGGTTCTAAGTGTAGAAGGAACTGCCACCCGTTTGTCGAGAATGGCGTTTATTTTGCCCATAATGGAGTTTTGCCTATTCAGTCGGTAAATGATATGACAGACAGCGAAATATTCTTCAGAAGTCAAGTTTATCCCCTTGTAATGAAATACGGATATGAATCGAAAGTGACAGAATCCATGATGATGGCTGCTGCTGGCAGTTCTAGGTTTGCAATGATGTACAAAGGAAAAGTAAAGCTGTATGGCGATTATACGAAATTGAATGGTGTGTATTATTCTAATTTGAGATGGTTATGAAAGAGAAAGAAATCCTGCAAGAAATAATCGGGTGGCTGGGTAATGATACAAGCTACTTGTCTACTAGGACAGACTATGCCAGAGGGTATAAATCCGGTATAGAATGTGCAAAAGAAATTGTTGAAAGCATCATAAATAAACACGACCCTGATTTATTACCAAACAATTAGCAAATTGTTTCGTATGCGTTGAATTGTTATTCAAAATTGTCTTCATAATGGGGTATCTTTGTATAGATACCATCGCGGGGTAGAGCAGTGGTCAGCTCGTCACTTTGACTTGGTGAAAAGCAAATAATTGAATATATGAATAGTAGATATGAAATATTGGCTAAAGAAAAAGGTTATTTTGTAGATAAGCAAGGTAACGCATATTCACCACGAGGTAATAAGGTCGGGACTCGCGGCAAAGATCCGTATTTGTATTTTGGTATAAGAGTGTCTAAAACAAAAGTTATCAAAGTATATATACATCGTTTGCAGGCCTATCAAAAGTTTGGCGATTTGATATTTAATGATAACATAGAAGTAAGGCATTTAAATGGTAATTCTTTTGACAATTCATTCAAAAACCTTGCGATTGGAACACCATCAGAAAATGCTATGGATAAACCAGAGTCAAAAAGAAAGAAAATTTCTTTGGCTGCATCCAATAAATTAAAAGTGTATTCAGATGAACTGGTTTTAGAGATACAAAAAATGAAAGAGGCTGGCATGACCTATACAGAATTGAGAAAGAAATACAATATAAAAAGTAAAAGTTCTTTGAATTATATACTAAAAAGGAAAGTATCGCGGAATGGAGCAGATGGTTAGCTTACCACTTTGACTTGGTGGGGGTCACAGGTTCGAGTCCTGTTTCCGCAACTAACATTTAAAATTTACACGATTATGAATGTATTGACATTAAGCATTAGACAGAAGTATTTTGATGAAATCTTAACAGGTAAGAAAACACAAGAGTTTAGAGAAATCAGGCCATCAAATTCAAGCAAATATATTCGCTATGTTTTGAATGGTAAAGAGTATAAAAATCCAAATGACATGCCGTCAGAGGATGAAGAACCTGGTGAAGTGACATTGTCTGCTGTTAAGTATGATGCCATTAAGTTTTTGACTGGTGAGTATAAAGGCAAACGTCCTTATGCCATTGTTGAAGCGAAATCTTCTGAGATACAAATCTTGACAGACGAAAATGATCAAGAAATAGAACTCGAAGAAAAAGGTGTGAAATACATTGCAGCGCAAATGGTTTATGGTTTGGGTAAAGTGATAGAAAAATCTGATTATTAATCTTTAAAAATAAGGCCGAGTCAACGAAACAAGAAGAAGAATCAATCGTACTACAGGTGTAACACGTATTGCACAATACGGTAGAAACACCAAAGGGCAAGCATTATCAAGAGCTCAAAGAAGAGAACAAGTAAGATATGCTTTTAGAAAGGCTGAAGGTCTTGCGGTTGGATAGTTATGACACTGCAAGAAAGGACATACAGCCATATTGACCTCGTCAGACAGAAGACTGACGGGGTTTTGCTGTTTCTGTCCTTGGGTAAGGATTCTTTGGTCTTACTGGACATGATCTACCCAAAGTTTGATAGAGTCGTCTGTGTGTTCATGTACTTTGTCAAAGGTTTAGAGCATATTGAAAGATGGATCGGCTGGGTAAAAGCCAAATATCCGAAGATAGAATTTGTTCAGGTACCCCACTGGAACCTTACCTACATTCTTCGCGGTGGCCTGTATTGTGTGCCAAATCCCAAAGTGAAGTTGCTGAAGTTGGCCGATGTGGTGAAGGCAATGCAGCTCAGATACGGGCTTTACTACACATTCTTGGGAATGAAGAAGGCTGACGGCATGAACCGCCGCCTGATGCTGAAAGGTTACGAAGCAAACGGGTATGAGAACAACGGTATGTGTTATCCTTTGGCCGACTGGACTCAGAAAGACATCCTGTCCTACATGAAGCAGAACTGCCTACCGGAGCCAGTGAGGTATTCACTCAAGGCTAGTTCGGGTGTAGGCTTCAATTTGGATTGTATGTTATGGCTGGAGAAGAACTACCCGCAGGATTTACAGAGAATTTACAAGGTGTTCCCGATGGCTGAGAGAATCCTTTGGGAGCATAAACAAAAACAATAGGTATGGAACTAAGCAAATACATAAAGAGTGAATCGGTGGAACTTAATCGTTCCGCCATTTACTTCGCTGATTATAACCCCAGGAAACTGTCTGAGGAATCCCGTAAGACATTGAAGCGGGGTATTAAGAAGTTCGGTCTGGTTGGTGGAATCGTAGTCAACAAGCGAACTGGCCTTACTGTCGTGTCCGGCCATCAGCGTCTAACAGTCATGGATGAGCTGCAGAAATTCCCTGAGAACGATTACAGAATCCGTGTAGATGTCATTGACGTGGACGAAAAGCAGGAAAAGGAATTAAACATCCTGATGAACAATCCAAACGCGCAGGGTGCATGGGACTATGACGCATTGGCGCGATTAGTTCCAGATATTGATTACCAGGATGCCGGCCTGACAGCTGCCGACCTTAACATGATTGGCTGTGATTTCCTTCTCCAGACAGAGGAAGAAAACTCCATCGCAAATGCTTTGGAAGATATGATGGCACCAGTCACAGAACAGAAGGAAGCCGAAAAGGCCGCAAAACAGATGGAAAGAGCTGAAAAGGTAGCCCACATGAAAGAAGTAAAGCAGCAGGTGAAGAATGCAGCCCAGAAACAGGCTCAGGATATGGATGCTTATCTGATGCTTTCCTTTGATACTTTTGAAGCCAAAGCTGCTTTTTGTGAAAGATTTGGATATGATCCATATTCCAAGTTTATCAAGGGTGAGGTATTTGATGAACAGATAGAAAGAATTGATAACAACATGAAATTTTAGGAGGAAAGCCGAGTTAGAAGAAAAACATATAGTCAGTTGTATCAACAGTCAAGACGAATAATGTACAACGCCGGAAGGCAATACGGGCTTGGTACAGACAGACAAAGAAGTATAAGAGACAGAACGAAGTCTATAATGGAAAGATATACGGCAAGGATAGACAGCTATTTCTCAAAGAGAGGAATTGATATTTATGGTGATAAGCCTGTTTCTCGCCGCATTTATATGGGTAACAATAACGGATGATGGATTATGAAAAGTGAATCTCAAAAAAGTAAACATACTGGAAGAAAGCCAAAATTCGATTACAAGAGTGAGGAATTCCTCTCTCAGGTGGAAACGTATGCCAAAAAGGGATTCACTGACAGAGAAATTGCTTTTGCGTTAGGCCTGGCTCCTCAGACGTTCTGTGAAAAGAAGAATGAGCACTCTGAATTATGTGAAGTATTAGCGCGCGGGCGTGCGACAATCACCGCCGCTGTGCGTGCGAAGTTCCTTGCGGTGGCTTTGGGCGGTATCAAGACAAAAAGCACTGTAGTAAGGAAGCTGAAAGACCAAGACGGCAATCTGACCGGAGAAGAAGAACTTCAGGTGAGCGAAAGCGAGCTGGCTCCGAACCTTCAGGCAATGTCTGTCTGGCTGTATCACCATGATGAAGAATGGAGGAAGGTTGAGCGCCGGCAGGACGAAGATGCAGATATTCCAAAGGATATTGACCACGGAATTTCTATTGACTCATGGATTAAAGACAAGCTGAAATGATTGTACCCCAGGCGATATATCATCCGTTATACACCGATAAGGAAAAGTTTATCATTCTCATCACCGGTGGCCGTGGATCGGGGAAGTCTTTCAATGCTTCCACTTTCATCGAGCGGCTTACATTTGAAATGACACCCGTAGAGAAGATTGTCCACCAGATTCTTTATACCCGTTACACGATGGTATCTGCCGGGATGTCTATCATTCCGGAAATGATGGAAAAGATAGATTTGGACGGAACAACGAAGTATTTCAAGACAACCAAAACCGATATTGTAAACCGGATGACCGGCAGTCGTATCATGTTCCGTGGTATCAAGACTTCTTCCGGAAACCAGACGGCCAAGCTGAAATCAATTCAGGGTATCACCACCTTTGTTTGTGATGAGGCGGAGGAATGGACCAGCGAGGAAGAGTTTGATAAGATCATGCTTTCTATCCGTAAGAAGGGAATTCAGAACCGGATAATCATAATTATGAATCCATGCGATTCGAACCATTTCATCTACAAGAAATACATCGAGAACACTCATCGACTGGTGGAGATTGATGGCGTGCAGGTACAGATATCAACTCATCCCAATGTACTTCATATCCATACTACCTACTTTGACAATATCGAGAACCTTTCTCCTGAATTCCTGAGAGAAATCAAGGAAATGAAGGAGAAGAATCCTGAAAAATACGCCCATGTGGTTATCGGCCGTTGGGCAGATGTAGCTGAAGGTGCCGTATTCAAGAAATGGGGTATAGTGGATGAGTTCCCCATGTGGTGTAAGAAGGTCGGAATCGGGCTGGATTTTGGTTATACTAATGACCCTACAGCAGCTATCCGATGCGGAATAATAGATAATGCGTTGTATCTGGATGAAGTGGATTATCGTACCGGATTGCTTTCGGGAGATATCATAAAGACTTTGCGACCTTGGAATCTTAGAGTGATTGCCGATAGTGCAGACCCACGACTCATTCAGGAAATCAGTAATGGTGGAATTAAGATTTATCCAGTGGAAAAGGGTAGTGGTTCAGTCAATGCCGGTATAGACAAGATGCAAGGTATGGAAATCTTCATCACCAAGCGTTCTTATAACCTTCAACGGGAGTTCAGAAATTATGTATGGGCAAAGGATAAGGACGGAAACTATATCAACGAGCCGGAAGACCACGATAACCACGGCATTGATGCTGCTCGTTACTATGTGCTGGGAGAACTTCTCGGTAGGATTATGAAACCGAAAGACATATCAGGAGTATTTGGACATTAAAAATTAATATATGAAGACCTTAGAAGAAATTTTAGCTTTGCCGGATGTAGAGAGAAAAATCTATTATCTGAAGAAAGGGCGCAAGACTGAGCTTCCTAATGCTCATGCTCTTTATAACGATTGGAACCCAAACAAACATGAAATTGTGATTGATGAAGAAAAGTATCCGAAAATCAAAATCACTACCCAGCCTGAGAAACGGATTACAGACCCGACAACAGGGAAAGAATATGTGGAACCGGCGGTAAGGAAAGAAGTTGATCCAAATCGAATTGCCCTTCCTATCGAGCAGGACATCGTGAACATTCAGACAGCCTTCACAGTCGGAACCGAACCGGTTCTTGATTGTCAGCCAGACCAGTCAGAAGAAAATCTTCTTTCTGCCTTGAAGCAGGTGTTTAAGAAGAACAAGCTGAAATACCAGAATAAGAAAGTCGTCCGGGCATGGCTAGCCGAGCAGGAAGTGGCCGAATACTGGTATGTTGTAAAAGATGATGGTTTTTGGGCAAAACTCAAACGAAAGATTTCAGGAATCTTTGGCAAGTCAAAACCTGAATACCGTCTGAAGAGTGCTATCTGGTCTCCGTTCCGGGGGGATAAACTCTATCCGTTCTTCAATGATCAGGGTGATTTGGTTGCTTTATCCAGAGAATACAAAAAGAAAGATCTAGATGATATGGAAGTAACCTGCTTTATGACCATTACTAGGGATATGGTTTATCAGTGGGAGTTTACAAGTAACTGGACAGACAAAGGTTCATTTGCTCATGGGTTCAAGAAGATGCCAGTAATCTACATGTGGAGACCGGAGACATACTGCGAGAAGATCAAGAGCCTTCGTGTGAGGCTGGAGAAACTCCTTTCGAATTATGCGGACTGCATCGACTATCACTTTTTCCCGATCCTTATGTTGTTTGGAAATGTGGAGAATTTCTCCGGTGAGTTCAAAAATAGGGTAGTAGAGTTGACCGGCCAAGGAGCAAATGCCCAGTACCTTACCTGGTCCCAAGTTCCCGATACTGTCAAGTTCGAGGTGGAAACCTTGCTGAGCCAGATATACGGATTGACTAATACGCCCAGAATCTCTTTCGACTCATTGAAGGGTACTGGCAACGCTGTCTCCGGTGTTACTTTTGACTATGTGTTCATGTCCACCCACCTGAATGTAGAGAACCTGAACGAAACCGTCGGCGAGTTCATGCAACGACGTGTGAACTTCCTTGTTTCAGCTTTGGGATCCGTGAATACTACTCTTGAGGCAGCCTCCGAGACTATTGACGTGGATGTGCAGATGCAGCCATATAAACTGGAGGACATCAAAGACAAGATAGACACGGCAATCAAGGCCAAGGATGGGGAGATTTGGTCGCAGCAGCGGGCCATCACCTTTGTTGGGAACGTGGATTCTGTTTTGGACGAGATCGAAGCCATCAAGGAAGAACAGGCAGAGAACCAGAAGAACGATATTGAGAAGCAGAGACAGCTTTCTTTTCTCAAAAGTTCTAGTAAACAATTTGAAGAATAGAACAATTAAGTCAGAAAAATTACGAGGTTTATACAAATTATACGGATAGAAATCTAAAATACTGACTAATTGAATAGCGGTACCTTTTGGGGGTATCGCTATTTTCTGTTATAGTAAAAATATGAATAGATTTTCTTTTTAATTATTCGTTATTTTACTATATTTGCAGAGTAATAAAGTCAGAAACGCTATGAGTTACAAATCAGTTAAAGAGGTTGTAACTATGTTGCTTGACAACGGCTTCATTCTAAAGAGCCAGAAGGGCAGCCACATGAAGTTTGAGAAAGATGGAATAACGGTAGTCGTTCCGAATCATGGAAAGAAAGGCGTTGAGAAAGGCACTTATTACAGCATTATGAGGCAAGCGGGGCTAAAATAGCCCCGGCCTCTTTTCTTAAATTATAAAATGGAGGTCAATATGAGAACTGTAGAAGTGATTGTCGAACATGCTGGGAATAATCTCAGTGCTTACATTGAAGGTGCTCCGGTTATTACGGTCGGTAATAACATAAGAGAAATTGAGGAGAACATGAAGGAAGCCATAGACTTGTATCTGGAGGACAACCCGAACCCTTGTGAGGTTCTCAAAGGAGAGTTCATCTTGAAGTTCAAAATAGACGCGGCCACCTTCATCAATTATTACAGCAGTATTTTCACAAAGGCCGCTTTGAGCCGGATCACCGGAATCAATGAGCGCCAGTTGTGGCATTATGCGGCTGGAGTACACAAACCACGTAAACAGCAATTGGAGAAGATTCAGAAAGGTATTAACGCGCTGACAGAGGAACTGGCAGCTATAAATTTGTTGTAATTATGGATAAGAAGTATCAAGTTTTCGTCAGCTCAACTTACCAAGATTTAATAGAAGAAAGACAAAAAGTTATAGAAGCATTAATTAGTAAGAATTGCTTTCCCGTTGGTATGGAATACTTTCCTGCTGCAAATGAAGAACAATTTGCCGTTATAAAGAGACTTATAGATAGATGCGATTACTATATTTTAATTCTTGGCGGTCGTTATGGATCTATAGAACCTAAGACAGGAAAGAGTTATACTCAGTTAGAGTATGAATATGCTTTAGAAAAGAATATTCCTGTTGCCGCATTTTATCATAACAATATTGGTAAATTAGCTTCTGATAAAGTTGAAAAGACAGAAGAAGGATTAGCTAAACTACAAGGATTCAAAATATTAGTACAGAAAAAATTATGTAAAACATGGAGTGAAAGTTATGAATTAGCATTTAAGGTTAATTCCACTCTTGATTTTATGTTTGAGAATTATCCTCGAACAGGATGGGTAAAGGCTAACGAAATTTCTTCTGCGGAAGCTAATAAAGAGATTTTGGATTTAAGAAAAGAAAATGATGAATTAAAAGCGTTGTTAGCAAAAAGTAATGAGGTAGAACCTGATGGGATAGAAGATTTACAACAAGGAGACGATACGATAAATATAAGGTGTGGTTATGATACTATGCTTGGCCCAAAAACAGAAAATATTGAAACTACTTGGAACAAGGTAATTTCAATATTACTACCACAAATGGTTAATGAATGCTCTGAAAGTGATTTGTATGATAGTCTAATTTCATATTGCAAATATGAAATATGTAATAATGCAAGTATTTTCGATTTTTATGTTCTTGATGAAGATTTTCAAACAATAAAAGTCCAACTAATAGCTTTACGAATCATAAAAATAAGTGAGCGAAAAAGAACTGCGAAAGACACTGATACATATTGGACTCTTACTCCTTATGGTAATAGATTAATGATGAAATTAAAAGCCTTGAAAAGGTAATAAACCAATGATTTTTCAGCGTGATTACTCTGGTAGTCACGCTTTCTTTTTACCTAAAAACGAACATTCTCTTAATTGTTTCGTATCGTTAGCCTTAAAATTTCCCCTTCCCTTTCTCTATAAGTAAATTTACCGTATAAAATTATTAATCAAACTCATACGGTATGACAATTTTTGAACAAATCTTGGCAGGACTGCAACAGAAATTTTCTGGGGTGGACACTGCTACACTTACCCGAATTGCCACGAAGAGGGCTGAGGGTGTAACGGACGAAACGAAGGTGACCTCCATCGTTGAGGGTATCTCATTTCAGGACGTAATTCAAAACTATGGTGATTTCCGTGCAGGACAGGCGCAGACTTCCGCTGTTTCCAACTACGAGAAGAAGCATGGACTGAAAGACGGGAAACCAATCGAGAATCCGAAACCAGAACCACCGAAGCCAAACGACCCTCCAAAGCCGCAGGAAACGGACATCGCAAAGATGATTGCCGATGGTATCGCCGCAGGTATCAAGCCGTTTGCCGACAAGTTGGCAAAAATGGAGGAACAAGAAGTGCAGGCGCAGCGTAATTCTCAGATTTTGGCAGTTGCGAAGAAGTATGGTATTCCCGAATTTATGCTGAAAGACCGCAACATTCCTGAAAACACGGACTTGGATACTTATTTCAAGGACATGAAGCAGGATATGTCTAACAACGGGTTTCAGTTCTCCAAAGCTCCTGAAACTGCCGAACAGAAGCAGGAGAAGGAAGCGAGCGAGTTCGCCAAAATGATTGAGGCGGACACAAAATCTATTGTCGAACAACAAAACAAGTAATTTATGTCAGCAGGATTTAAGTACAACATTGAGCCTGAGCCGTCCATCGAGGAACGCTATGACGTTTCTACCGGTGTAAGACGTAGAGGCCCTTACAAGCTGGAAACGACCAACCTTGTTGCTGGTTCATTTCTTCCATCCTTCACTCCGATTGCCGCTGATTTGGTAAAGAAAACCGCTCAGGTGGCCATCCGTGTAGAAGTCTATGAAAAGTTTACCACCGGTTCCAATACCACTTTGAAGATCAAGAAAAACTCTTTGGCTTATGTGGGTATGCATCTGGGTAATGGTTCTCATGGAGCTACCATCAACAGTATTGACAAATCAGACAAAGCTTTCGATAAGTTGACGCTGGCTGCCGACTTTGGCGAAACAGTGGAAGCTGGTACTGTACTCTATGAAGCTACAGCTGTAAGCGGTACTACTCCAAAGGTAGTTGCTAACTCAGCTCTGTACGGAAGAGTACAAGTAGAAGAAGGCGTTGTATTAGTTGCTCTTTTGATGCGAGCATTCGAGATTGAGCCGACTAAGTTGGCTATGCCTTTCTCTGACATTGATAAGGCTAACATGCCGCATTTCCAGTTTAACGCTGCAGGCGTGCAATCCCCGGCTGGTGTTTCGTATGAACTGCCTGAAGCTTCTGATTCTGTGATGGGAGGTATTCAATTAGGATTTTCTCAAAGCGGTAAGAAATATCCAGTAGCATTGGAGGGTGGAAAGGCGTATGTAGAAGTTCCTTGGACGGACAATAATACTACCTATCAGGCAGCTAACTCAAGTACCTTGGGATTGGTAAAGCAGGGTGTAAAAGTTGATGATGCAGCAGGTGGTGATGAGAAGGATAAAATTAATGCTCTTCTAGCATCATTGAGAGCTGCAGGTATTATCGCAAGCAAATAAAGAAAGGAGGACTAATATATGATGCTAACTATTCATACTCTGTTTAACGACCCCAATATCGTAAATGCTGTTATCCAGCGCGTCCTTCAGACACGTAAGGATACTATCTACTGGCAGCAGTACCTCGATTTCCGTAGAACGACTACCCGTGTGTTCAAGGACTACATCGGTCAGGTTACTGGTGTGATGGCTGGTTCCATTAACTCACGATACGGCGAGAAGCCTATCCGTGAACGCCGGAATATCGGCTCAGGATATGGTGAAATCGCTTATCTTGGCGATGCTTACCAAATTTCCATTGACCGCTTGTCTGAGCTTCAGGACTTGATTGACAAGTTCAATGCAGCTAAACCTGCCGATCAGGTAGCAGCCATGCAGGAAATTGTGAACTTCATCTACGACGATTACCGCCAGGTACTTTTAGCAGCGCACAAGCGCATGGATATTATCGTAGGTTCACTTCTGATGACCGGAGAAGCAACAGTCAAGAACAAGGACGACAATGCCGGAGGTATTGATCTGCTTAACATTGAATTGCCATTCAAGTTCATTAAGCCTGATACTGGTGCGAAGACGAACTTCATCACCTATTTGCAACAGCAGATTAATGCACTGAAAGCGGACTATGGTAATTTCCAGAAAATGATCATGTCTCGTGGAACTTTCGTAAAGAATATCATCGGATCGGCTGAGTTTGGTGACAAGTTCAAGATGCAGCTTACAGGAAATGAGATGTATCTTTCAACCGGGTTGATTACCTCTCAACTGGCTTCCCAAGTGTTCACTGGCATCGGGCTTCCGGCCATTGAAATCAAGGAAGATTACGTAAAAGACCAGACCGGAAAGAACGTACAGATTTACACCGACGACCGTATCACCTTGCTTCCGCAGGATAAGGTCGGTTATATGCGTTTCCACACTCCGTACGAAGCAGTGGACGGTGTACCGGGACGTAACTACACTCAGGCAGACGGTGATATGCTTATTTCCGGTTACAAGGACAAGAACGGCCGTTATCTGGAATACACTGCAGAGTGGATTCCTCAGATTTCGAACCCGAACCTGATTGTGAACTTTGATTTGTCAACCATGAACGCATGATAGTAAATGACTACATATCACAAAAGTTTCAGCCCTTCGGCATTAACTTGTCGGAGGCTGACCTTTTGGAGATAAGTCTGTCTTCAGGGATAAGCGGAGAGGATGAGATGGGCTCGTCAAACATCGGACTGGTTTCGGTGGCTATGGCGAAGTTCATCCCCTCTCTATTGCTACGTGCCACTTCCATCAGCGAGAACGGTTTCTCTATGTCCTGGGACATCAAGGGAGTAAAGGAATACTATTCGTTTTTGTGCAAGAAGTACGGCCTTGAAGATACGTTAAGCGATAAACCTAAAGTCAGATTCTTATGATGTTCGCGCCCCATACATTACAGGTTAAAGTCACCATTCCGATGGAAACAGACGAGTTTGGCCGACCTATCCCTGGAACCGGCGGAGAAAGCTGGCAGGACGTATGTAAGTGCCGGTGTGACGACAACTCTACCAAAGAGTTTACTTCGGAGAACGGTGAGGTGTTCCGACCGAATTATCACGTAGTCTGTGAGAAGAAAATCTCACTGAGTGCTGGTGATGAAGTCAGATGTATGGACGGTGAGAATGTCCGTGGAACTGGCAAAGTTTACATGGTGAAGAATACAAACTATTTTGGTTACTCAGAGATATGGATGTGAAGTTTGATTTTTCGGACGTGGATAGCTTTTTCGAACAAGGTTATGCCGAGGTGAAAGCCGTTGAGGAGAAGGTTGGTAAAGAGGCTGTCGATTACGCTGTAAAGAATGGCAACTATCAGAACCGGACCGGAACACTCCGTAAGTCAAATAAGTATTCAGTTGAGGATGACGGATTGGTGATAAGAAACGATGCTGAGTATGCCTCGCACGTCGAATCTAAAGGCTATGAAGTATCAACTGGTGCGGCTCTATACGCTGAGAAACGATTGAAGGAGGAAGTCAAATGATAGTAACTACCGACATAGCAAATATACTTTACCGAGATTGCCAGCCTTTTGGTATTGACATTGTTCCTCACGGCAAGAAGCTGACGGGTGCGATGAAATCCGAAAGGATTGTTATTCACTCTAAAAAACAACAGCCGGGGACGTACTGGAAGAAATCCTTCGTTGAGGTGAACCTTTGCGTTCCTGACTTGAAAGAAGGTGAAGCCAATACCATCCGGCTGAACGAACTGGAGAAACAGTCGCAAGAGCTATTCGACGGCATAACCGGACGCTATGATGGTACCACCTATCATTATTCTATCGAGTCAATCGGAATAGAGGAGGACACATCCTTGAAGTGTCATTATGTGAATGTAAGAATTTTGTTTGAAGTTTTAAATGTGAAATGATATGGCAGAAGCAAAGAAAATAACAGCTGTAAATATCAAGAAACTTTGGTATGGTGAAACAAGTGCTATTGCAGAAGATTTGACCGGACAGGCTTTGTATACTCTTTTGCAGGGGGAGACCTTGAAAGAAGTCAAGAATATTCACCAGGATACCTGGACGCTCGAAGAAGCGGAAGCAAGCCGGACTAATTATAAAAACCAGCTCACGGGACAGACCTATCGAAGCGAAAAGGAAATGGGTGATGTAACTGTCAATTTCACCATTGGAGAATACGATTACCCAACTAAGAAAGACCTCATGGGTGGTGATGTTATCAATACTGACAAAGGATGGAAACGTGCGCGTGGTAAGGTGAATATTGAAAAACTGATTGTTTCCATGACCGATGATGATCAGTATTGCGTCATTCCTCGTGCCGACATCGGTGCCCGAGAAGCAACTACCGATAAGGCTATCGGTCTTCCCGTCAGTGCTGTGGAGTTAGAGCCGAAAAATTCGGCAGTTGCGCCGGAGTATTGGTTCGATTCCGAAGAAGTTAAAGAGGCATGAACTGATGTAAAGGTCGTAGCAACGCCTTCAGATGCAACAGTAAAGCTGGACGGGCAAACGGTCAAGACCAAGAGGGTGAAATCTGGGATATCCGTTTCCTATGAAGTATCAAAGGCAGGCTATACCACACAGTCAGGAAGTATACCTACCTCCCTGTCTGATGCTTTCAAGACCGTTGAGAAGAAAATAACTCTCGCTCAAGAAAGTGGCGGTTAGTTTTCAGGATGTTTAATGGGTGGGGCTTCGGCTTCACCCTTTTTCTTTTAGTTATGAATCAAGGAGCAAAAATTATATCAGAATCTATTATTGGCAGTGACTTTAGAACAGTATTTGTTAATGGGAAAGCATATACTGTTTATCCTCCTACTGTTAACAATTTATCAGGTGCAATCTCTCATTTGTCTGGAGTACAAGAAGCGGACAATCTGAAAGAAGTTCTGTTCTCTTTAGGAGAGAGTAAAGCCTATAGTAAGGCATTATCGTGGTTGATTACAGGTGATGAGAGTTTGAGTGAGGAGTTAGCCAATGGAACATACGAAGAGAACGTGAACGCTTTGGAGGAAGCATTGTCCATGATTGACTCAAAGGTTTTTCTGAAAGCTGTCAGCTTGGCGAAGAACGTAAGTCTGCTGGCAGCGAAACCGAGGTTGTAGGAAATGATACTCTTCTTGGTCAGATAGCATCGTTCATGGAAAATCTGCATCTGTCTTATCGGGAAGTGGTCTATGAGATACCATACAGAAACTTAATATTAATGCAACGTGATAAACTCCACACCATTACCGGAACCAAAGTTACAAAGGTGAAGGGTAAGGATATGGCTTCACGCAGAAGAAGAAACAAGAAATAGATATGGCTCTATTAGAATGTTAAAAAGCAACAGAAACGTTACTTTTTTACGTTACAAAGCTTGCTTAATAGTAACGAAAATGTTACCTTTGCATTGTCAATTAAAAGTTCTTTGATTTATGAAGTTTTCAGAGTTTTACAAATTGATTGAGTCAGCAGGCTGGACAATCGAAAAGGGAAAGAAACATCACAAGTATGTTCATCCCGACTTTGACTACTTTATCCCTGTAGGCAGACATCCAGCCAAAGAGATACCTAAAGGTACTCTTGACAGCATGATGAAAAAGGCGGGGTTAAAGAAGTAAAAGAACAGCACCCACTTCGGTGGGTGCATTTAATTGACAAAACTTAAAATACACGATTATGAAGAAGATTCAGGCTATTATTGAAAAAGCAGATGATGGAGGAATTTCTATCTATTCTGAAGATGTAAACGGTGCGTATGGCTTTGGGCTTACAGAACAAGAAGCGAAAGAGGACTTTATTTCTGTTTTAGAGGAACAGGCAGAATATTACAAAGAAAAACATGGTGAATTTCCAAGTTGGTATAAAGCTGGCTATTCTGTGGAGTATGTGTATGACTTAAGTGGATTTTTTGAAGCGTTCCCTTTTATTAATGCAAGTAAGTTTGCAAAGGAAATAGGTATAAATGAATCTGTAATGCGAAAGTATAAAGGAAAGATAATTACAGCATCAGAAAAGCAAAGAGCTATCATACAATCAAAATACAATGAGATACTTAAAAGAATGGCAAATGTCAAGTTTTGATATTCCAGCCGTGAGGCTCTGATATAAATTAAAGAACAAATTGACAATCGGGCGCATCATAATGGTGCGCCTATTTTGTTCTATTCCGAGATGGAGTCTAATTATTCAAAAATAGAAGTTAAATTACACGACAATTGCCAAGTTGTTTCGTTTTTGATTTCAAAAAGTCTGAATACTATTTGCTTATATCATAATTTTAAGCATTAATATTTAGATTTTTATTTATGGCAACACTCGTATTCCGTGTATCAAGTGACTGGGAACAGGTCGTAAAGCTAAGACAAGAATGTGAAAAGCTGGAAGCCCAGCTCAAAAAAATGGACGTAAACAAATCCCCTGCAGCTGCAAAGGCTTTAGAAACGCAACTGGCATCCACCCGCCAGCAGATGATGGGACTGGTAACTGAGGCGGCCAAAGTTGGTGCTGTGATGGAGAAAGACTTTAAATCCAATATTTACAATGCCTCACAATCTGTAAATGATTTTACTCAAAAAATTATTGACCAGAAAAGAGTTGTCAAAGACGTAGAACATGATGTTAAGCGGTTGGGCGATTCTTATAAAACAGCTTTAAAAAGAAATCCAACGGGAGCTGCAAGCTTATTATCAGAATACCAATCTGCAAAGAAGACTCTCGATGAAGAAAAAGCTACTTTATTTGGTTTGACTCAGCAGCAGGCTGAAGCCCGTCTTTCTGTAAAGAAACTGAAGGATGAATATGCAGCCTTTAAGGAAGAAGCAGGCGAAACGGTCGAAGCAAATGATAAAATGTCCGTTTCCTTAACTAAAGTACTTGGTGTAATAGGTGGAGTAACAGCCTTGAAAAACTTTGTTACAGAACTTGTCAATGTACGAGGACAATTCCAGCAGCTTGAAATTGCTTTTTCAACCATGCTAAAAAGTAAGGAAAAAGCGGATAAACTGATGTCAGAGCTTGTGGATATTGCAGCAAAGACACCCTTCGACCTTCAAGGGGTAGCATCTTCTGCCAAGCAAATGATTGCTTACGGCTCGTCTGCTGAAAATGTGGGTGATGAGCTTGTAATGTTGGGTAATGTAGCCGCCGGTGTTGGCTCCCAGCTTAGTGAAATAGCCTATCTCTATGGTACATTAAGGACGCAGGGTAGAGCTTATGCTACAGATATTCGTCAATTTGCAGGACGTGGTATCCCTATTTATGAAGAACTGGCAAAGGTTCTTGGTGTTACAAAGGACGAAGTTTCCGGTTTGGTAAAGGAAGGCAAGGTAGGATTTAAAGAAGTAGAACAGGCCTTCAAAAATATGACTAGTGAATCAGGAATCTATTATAACCTGATGCAAGAACAGTCTAAGTCTCTTACAGGTCAGTTGAGTAACCTTGGAGATGCTTGGGATACAATGTTGAATGAGATTGGAAAAGATACTCAGGGAATTGCTTCTGCAGGTATTTCAGGATTGAAAGGTCTTATTGAGAACTATGAAACTGTTGGTAAGATTTTGATAGGACTGATTGCTACATACGGGACATATAAAACCGCTCTTATTGTAGTGCGAATAGCTCAGGATACATTAACGGCCAGAATGGAACTTGCAATACTGGTTACTAAAGCTCAAACGATAGCCCAAAAGGCTTTGAATACGGTTATGAAAGCTAACCCGTATGTACTGGTAGCTACGGTTCTTGCCGGGCTTGTTGCTACTATGTGGGCCTTTCATGACAGCACAACCGCATCGGAAAAGGCACAGCAAAAATTCAATGAAGAACAAAAGAATTTTGCGAATCAGGAAGAGGAACGCAAGAAAAAGATAGAAGAGCTGATACGCGTTATCCAAGATGAGACAGAAACAGAGTTTTCAAAGATAAAGGCCTATGAGGAACTGCAAAGGTATTCTCCTGCACTTTCTTCTGCTTATACCCGTGAACAACTGGCTGTACTCAATCTTGCAGAAGCAAATAAAGAACTGAATAAGGAACGAGACAAGAACAGTTATGAAAACATACTAAAGAATATACAACAATGGGAGGAGAAAATAAAATCATTAAATGCTTCTTTAAAAAATGCGGGGCAAGGTGCCCCATTAATTGCTTCACAAATAGAATCAGCAAAAGCAAATCTTAACAAGTGGGAATCAGCCCTGAGCGAATATAATCGACTGAAAAAGGAAACAGAGGAAAACTCGAAACCTGTAGAAGTCAAGCTAATGGAAGCAAGAAGTAATCGTGAGCAGATTATACGCGAATACAATATAGCAAGACAAATATTGCAGGAAGAGCAAGAAAAAATTAAGAATTTTCCTTTTGCAACAATTCCTATTGACGTTCAAATACGGTTCAATAATGCGCAAGCAGCGCTAAAAGGGATTGACGGCACCATATTTGGCCTGGAATCGCAAAGGGAAGCATCGGAAAAGTCGTATCAGCAAGCATATAAAGAAGCAAAAGCTGTTTACGAAGCAAAATTAAAGGCTGTAGAGGATGCTAAAAAAGGTACTGAGTCAGCCTATAAGAAAGCTGTAGAAGAGTTGGAAGCGGCAGAAAAATCATATAAATCGCTCGGTGGTATAACAGGAGACACTCTGGCCAAACAAGAGAATGATGCGAAGAAAGATGCCGAGCGACAAAAGAAAGAGCAGCAACAGCTTGCAGAAGAACTCCTTCAGCTTCGATTTAAGAATCAGCAGGATGAAATCAATCTGATGGAAGATGGGGCTGAAAAGAAACGTAAGCAGATAGAACTTGATTATCAGAAAGAATATACAGAAATTCAGAAATTAGAGAGGGAGTGGTTGGCAAAAAATGGCGAAAAACTTACACAAGAACAATCTATTGAAATTTCAAGACGATATACCAATGCTGAAAGTAAATATGATAAAGGTATTTCTGAACTTGAAGGTGGTTTTACTCCTGAGCAATTAAAGACATCCATGAACGAATATCTTGCAGCTTATGGAACATATATTAATAAACGCAATGCTATTATAGCACTGAGTGAAGAAAAGAAGAAAGGAAAGAACGAATGGGAGAAAAAAAGCATAGATGAAGAAACTAAACGTACTCTTTCTAATTTAGATATTGAAGCTGCAAAGACCACATCGTCAATTTCTCTGTTGTTCGGTGATATGAAGGATAAAACTCTAAAAGATTTACAAGATATCAATGAGAAAGGTAAAGCTGCTTTAGAGTTTTTGAAATCCGGTGAATGGAATGAAGAAAAAGGCTTAGAATTGGGTATAACCAAAGAAACTTTTGAAGTATGGAGCCAATCACCTGAAAAACTAAAGAATATTTCTGATGCATTAAGGGATAACAAAAAGGCAGCGGATGATTTAAGGCCGTCTTATGATAAAGTTGCAGACGGATTGAAGAAAATCTTCATGTCTGGAGATGATACAAAGAAGCTGAAAGAGTCCCTCTTTGATATTCAAGAAGGCATGAACGATATTATGCAGGTAGGATCATTCCTTTCTGATACATTTTCTTCTCTTGGTGATGCCTTTGGTAATGATACTTTTACAGATATTGCAGATGGTATTAACGTTGCTATGGATGCTGCTAATTCAGCAATGCAAGGAGCACAAGCTGGATCTGCATTTGGCCCTTGGGGGGCAGCAGCTGGTGCCGCTATAGGTTTGGTTAGCTCACTTGCTTCTTCTATAGCAAAAATCCATGATAAAAAGAATGAAAAACGTATTCAAGAATTACAAGATCAAATTGAAGTTCTTGAGAAATCATATGAGAGACTTGGTAATTCCATTGAAAAGGCATATTCTAAAGATGCTTCTAATTTAATTGATCAGCAAAATAAACTTTTAGAACAGCAAAAGGTTCTCATTCAACAACAGATTAGGGAAGAACAAGATAAAAAAAAGACAGATAATGACCGTATTAAAGAATGGCAACAGCAAATTGAAGAAATCAATAATTTGATTGAAGAAAATAAAGCCTCAAATCCGCAACTAAGCTCTTCAGCGTCCTTCTTGCGTCTAAACGTCCTCTC